AGTAAATGGTTCTTAATCAAGAATATCTAAGGCAATTATTTAATTGGGTAATTCCTGAAGACGGGGAGCCTCATTTTCAATGGGCCGTTTCTCCTGATGGAGTCCAACCAGTAGGCACAGTAGTTAACACCAGCCCGATGTCAATGGGTAAATCTGTAAAAGATAGAATTCGAGTTAGAGGAAAGCTGCACTCTGTAGAGGATATTAAGAATATTTATGGGGTAGAGGAGTAATTATGATTATTTTAATGGAGGGTCAGACGTTGCCCAAACATGGATCTAAACATGTAGTGAGAAAGCCAAGACGAAAGCCAACTAAGCCAAAGGGGAAGTGATGGCTAATCAAGATGAAGATGAGAGGGTTGACAAGAAATTAACTAAGTTTTGTACTGGTTGTATATTTAACAAGTTCTGTAATGTTCAGAACGCTGTTAAGGATATTGTTAAAATAGACAAATTCCGCTGTTCATTCTGGGAAAAGGGATAAGATAATGGCTAGACTAAGCGATTTACCAGAGCCTGAGCGTAAGGCTAGAAAGAAGTTCTTTAAGGGTTTGGAGACCAGGGGGAAGACAGAATCGAGAAAGGCTACCACTCGCCCCTCTTCTCCTAAGACTAAAGCATCTAAAGCTAAAGGATCAGCAAGGGGAAGGGCATCTATGCGTAAGAGAACGGGGAGGACAAGGAAATAATGGCTAATTTCATGGAACATGGGGCAAAAATGAGGTCATTTTGCAGTAAGTGTGGGAGAACGAAGGAATTTGACGCTATTAATGATTGTGTGGTATGTCCTGTTTGTGATGTTGAATGGGATCCTGAGGTTTGGGATAAAGTTATAATGGAAAAGCCTAGCAATGATTGATTTAGAGAAAAGGGTAGAAACTTTAGAGAAAGAAATAGAGGGGCATAAGCTATGTCTTTTAGAGCAAATTAAGATAAATGATCGTAGTTTAAAGTCTTTTGAAAAGCTAGCGGAATCAATAGAATTGTTAGCATACGGGAATGAAACTGATTTAGAGAGAGATTGCCGACTTCAAAGAGAAGGAGCAGGGTTATAACATGCCTAATCCAGTAGGACGCCCAACTGACTATACGCCTGAGCTATTAGAGAAGGCTAAAGGTTATGTAAATGGTAAGTGGCGTAGCGCTGGGGATATGATTCCAAGCCATGCAGGGTTAGCAGACTATTTAGGAAAAGGCCGTAGGTTATTGTATTCATGGGCCGAACAAGAAGACAAACAAGAATTTAAGCACATGTTAGATGATTGTATGCACAAGCAAGAGCGAGAATTAGTCAACAAAGGGCTGGATGGTACGTTCAATTCCAATATTACAAAGCTAGTGTTATCTAAGCATGGATATGCTGACAAGACCAGTACAGAGCTAACTGGGGCGAATGGCGGGGCTATTGATATGAAATGGACGGTAGAGATAATAGAACCGGATGTTAAAGAATAGTATGCACCCTGTACTGCCGTTACAAGACGGCAAGTTTTATGTTGAAAGCGGAGTGAATGACTGCGAAGCAGGAAAAGCGAAGCCAGAAGTAGACTTGTGTATAATAAATCAATAGGTTAGAAAATGGGGGAATATGGAAATCAAATTAAAGGCTATTACTGACAAGGAAGTGATTATAAGATTACAAATATCTTTGGGAAAGATGAAGGATGAAATTACCGAATTGAAAGCACAGCTAGAAGAAGCAAAGCGGCCTTATATTTCCAACGGTGAGCGTATGTTCGGGGACATTATCACCAAAAAAGAAGGATGGGATGCCTAAACTCCAGCTACCTAAGAAGATGCATAGGGCCTTAAGATCCAAGGCAAGGTTGGTTGTTCTTATTGGTGGCCGTAGTTCTAGCAAGTCGGAGAGTGTGGCAAGGATTCTATTGATGAGATGTCAGACTGAGGGCGCTGATGTCCTATGTGGCCGTGAATATCAGAATAGTATTGATGATTCAGTCCATAAGTTATTATCTAACCTAGTGGTCAAGCTCAATATGCAAGGGGCCGTGCGCACCGATAAAAAGATAGACTTCGCTGGTGGAGGTGGATTCAGATATAAGGGCTTTGCTCGTAACTCAGCGGCAGTCAGATCAGCCACAGATTTCAAGTATTCATGGATTGAAGAGGCCCAAGACTTATCAGAGCAATCGATTGAGGATTTACTACCTACCATCCGATCAGCTAACTCTCAGCTATGGTTCACAGCCAATCCTATGGCTTCAAACGACCCATTCTCCAAACGATTTATAGTTCCATTCAAAAAGGCTCTTGATAGAGACGGCTTCTATGAAGACTCTATGCACTGTATTATCGTGATGAACTGGCGGGATAACCCTTGGCATGGGGAACTAGAAGAACAACGCCTATGGGATAAGGAACATATGTCCAGGGCTAAATACGATCACATTTGGGAGGGAGCATTTAATGACACGGTGGAAGATTCAATCATCCAAGCTGAATGGTTCGATGCGGCAATCGATGCACATGTCAAACTTGGATTCAAACCACAAGGAATCAAAATTGTCTCACATGATCCAAGTGACACCGGACCAGACCCTAAGGGACTTGTATATCGTCATGGCTCTGTTGTGCTGGACGTTCAAGAACGCACTCATGGAGATGTAAATGATGGATGCGATTGGGCTACTGATTATGCCTTAGCCGTTGGCGCTGATATGTTTGTTTGGGATTGCGATGGCCTGGGAGTATCGTTGAAGCGTCAAGTTAATGACGCCTTGAGTGTATCGGGCATTGATCTGGTAATGTTCAAGGGATCGGAGGGTGTTGTTAATCCTGCCGATACCTATCAGCCTGATGAACGAATGCTCTATAAGCAAGCTAAGACGAACAAGGAGACGTTTAAGAATAAGCGAGCGCAGTATTATTGGAGGCTAAGGGACAGATTTTACAACACTTATCGTGCTGTTGTTAAAGGAGAATATGTTGACCCGGATGACCTAATTAGTATATCTTCTAGTATTAACTGTATGAGTCAGTTTCGCTCGGAGATATGCAGGATACCAAAGAAGGCGAACGGCTCAGGATATATACAGATAATGACGAAGGTAGAGATGAAGACGCGCTTAAAGATTGAATCCCCTAACCTTGCTGATAGTGCTATGATGGCGATGGAGATACCACATATGGTGGTACAGAACAATTATGATGACTTGGTGATTCCAAATACTAGGAGGATATGATGATAGATATCCATAAAAACATAGGGAATTTTGAAGACAATAGATGCGTTCATGTGGTTGATGGAGTGCATTTTATATACACCAAAACATTATGTGCCCCTAATACTGAAATATTGCCCTGGGAAGTGTATACAGATGAAGATAAAAATGTAACCTGTAGAGACTGCCTTGAATTAATGGAAACTGCGAATGCCAGAGATTAACAGGAGGATATGATGGAAAGAATAATAGAGCGAATGAAATGCAACATACACATACAACCGTCTTTTAAAGATTGTATTTATTGCAAGTGTGACAGACTGGAGTTAGAAAACAAGGAATTGAAGGAACAAATTGCACTGAATGAACGTGCCCACGATTCGGCAATGAAACTTAGGTATTAACGGAAATAATCTATGCCAGAGATTAACAACACGATAAAGCCTGACAAAGATGAGGATGAAGGACAAAGACGGGATCGTTTCGCCCAGGACTTGTTTGATTCTGCTGATGTTCATACCGAGCAGAGGGAGCAGGCTAACGATGATATGAGGTTTATCAATGTCCGGGGCGCTCAATGGGAAGACTTCCTTGAGGCTGACTTTGCTGATCGTGCGAAGCTTGAGTTTGATATCACTTCTCCTTACCTCAATCGATACATGGGCAATTGGAACTTGAATAGGATAGGAGTTGAGTTCAAGCCTGATGATTCCAAGTCTTCTGATGAGGATGCCGAGCTTCTCAATGGTATTTATCGTATTGATTTTCGTGAAGGTTCCGGGAAGATGGCGGTTGATAACGCTGTCCAGGAAGCAGCTACCTGTGGTTATGGTGCCTATAAGATAGCAACCCGCTTTGTTGATGAGGAAGACCCGGAGAATGAATTCCAGCGGATAGAGTTTAGACCGATCTATAACGCTTACAATTCAGTATTCTGGGATTTACAGTCTCAAAGGATAGACAAGAGAGATGCTAGGTTCTGTACCGTATTGACCCAGATGACCAGTAAATCATTCAAAGATAGATATGGGGAGGATAAATTACCCTCTTCTGTATTTGAGCCTACCGTGTTACGCCGGTTCAACTTCTACAACCTTAGCTTTAACATGGTGCATATCGGTACACGGTACGAGGTCATTAAAAAGCGGGTGAAAGTATTCGTATATCGCAATCTAGCTAGTGGCCAGATGGAAGTATATGCCGAAGAAGATCATAAGAAAATTGAGAGCCAACTAAAGGACGATAAAAATAAGCAGTTTG